ATTCTTCCAACTAACATAAGTTTTAAATTCATCCCAACTAGTCAAAGCTAATTTAATCTTTGAGAAGATTTCTCTTATGGTAGTCTTAAGTGTTCTGGTCTCTTTCGTATAGAAAACATATTTAGCCTGAACAGGAAACAGAGAAGTGAATGATTCATCGTTGGACAAGTCAAAAATCAGCTGATCCAATGGATAGCTAAGGTCTAACACATGCCCAACAAAGTCATATTCTTCAGAGATCACTTTGCCAAAAACATAGTTTACGCCATGTTCTTCATTTGGATTGAATCTCTGTTCCAATGCCATCAATCTACGGACAAATTGTTTCTTTTCATTTTCAGTAAACTGGTGATAGTATTGCAAAACTATTACCTTGTGATCGGATTTGACACCTTTACACATGGTCTCGAAAAATATATCATATTCTTGGCCCAATGGAAATGAAATTTCGGCATCCAATGGTACGGAATTGATGTAATTTTTAATCTTACCAAAAGTTCCTGGCATGGCAGATTGTCTCTCAATGCCAGAATACTCTTGTCTACGAGCACGGAGTTCCATAACTTTTTGGTCATAGAACAACTTGTGCATCTGATACTTGTTCAATATCTCATTTACCATACCTTTGAAGTCGAATACACGTCCAGTCTTCTTATTTGTAAGGAGGTCGTGTTCTATGAATTGCAGAATTTCATCTGGTCTAGTAGAAGAAGTTCCCAATTCACCTTTAGGCAATTTGGAAATATCAACTTTCTTAGCCATCAAATTCTGTTTAGAATCTTGGTGTTCAAATTGAGGCAGGGGTACCACCGTGTAAGTGAAGTGAAAGCGTCTCAATAGAGCTCCTCTGTCCAGAATACTTTGACAGCTCATAGTCTCAGAGTTGGTTGTGAGTAAAAGGAACTTGGATCTAAACTTAGTTGAACCTTTATCGTTTAAATTGGCCATATGAAGATCATAGGAGTTTTCATTAACTGCTCTTATAATATTCATAGCCTCACTTTC